TCAGTCCTCCTGCCATCTCCAGGATGGCCAATAATATCCCTGACCGAAGCGCGCGCCAGCATGAAGCGCGCATGTACGGTCCCGTTCTGTTTCAATGCCTTCAATAAGCACATTCGCAGCAATTTTTGAACAAAGGGTGACCAGCTGTGTCAGCGCCGGCGTTTCACGTAAACGCCAGAAAGCGATCTTATCGATTTTTATTCCGCTTAACGGCAGGCGACAGGATAAAAATGCTTGCCCTGACGCTTCATCAATATCATCCAGCCAGATCCGGTGTCCCCGCGCGGTCAACTGCTGAAGCGCACAACTCACCCTCTGACGTACCGGGTCTGAGAGTGAAAAGAACGAGGCAGGTTCCACGAGTTCAATGTTCAGCGGTGGGCTGTTAAGTTGCAGTAAACGCTGGAACATTTCCGGTATGGTCAGAACGGTTATCGGCAAATTTATGAAAAGGTTGTCACAGGGGAAGGGGTTTTTTAACGCGGCGATCTGTGCTTCCAGCAACATAAGCGCCCGGGTGGCTGACCAGTCCTGGAAAAAGCTTTCGCTTTGCTGATGCGGCGACAGCACGCTGAGCACTTCGGCCCCCACCGCGCGTGAAGAGGAGAGGGCGACAATAGGTTCAAGCTTAATGCCTGTAATGTCGTGTGAGATGTGCTGCACGCACGCGGGAAAACCTGTCTGCTCTGGCGCTGTCACTCCGTCGTCCTGTTCACTTCCAGCCTCCAGGCGGCCGGGATACCGCAGGACAGTGTGAAGGTGAAGTAAACAGGAAAACAGCAGGCGTTACTTAAAAGCGGCTAAGCCTTTTCGCAGCCCGTAAAAGAGGGATAAATGTTGAAAAAACAGCCGTATTTACAATCAGCTAGTCATTATCGCCAGAGAAGGCGGAAAAGGCATTGACTCACTACGCATTGACCGTATAATTCCAGGCGTTTCACCACCGCGAAGTACACTCTTCTCCGTGCGCCCTTAGCTCAGTTGGATAGAGCAACGGCCTTCTAAGCCGTAGGTCGTAGGTTCGAATCCTACAGGGCGTGCCATTTAAAAACAGTTACTTACGCCAGTTTCAAGCCAGCCTGATTTTCTCCTTGTGTCGTATTTGTGTCATGATTGCCAAAAATGGCATCAATTTTCCGTGCGTGTTCGCTTAAGTGGTTCGGTGCCAGGTGAGCGTATCGACGTACCATTTCGATGGACTCCCAGCCGCCCATTTCTTGCAGAACGGACAACGGAACGCCGGACTGAATTAACCAGCTCGCCCATGTATGCCGAAGGTCGTGAAAACGGAAGTCCTCTATACCAGCTCTTTCCAGTCCAATGCGCCATGCGACATTGTCATCCACTCGCATTTTTCGGACAGCCGGAGTGACGGTTTTATCCGGGCGCGTTGATGGCTTCGTGTGAACGAATACCCACCTGGAACTTTTCCCGATCTGATCCCTTAACACCCTGCATGCGGTATCATTCAGAGCCACGCCGATAGCCTTGCCCGCCTTCGCGTTCTCCGGATTTACCCATGCAACCTTTCTCTGCATATCGACCTGCTGCCACTCCAGATCAATGATGTTGGAGCGGCGCAGGCCGGTTGCCAGTGCAAATATCACCACCGGCTTTATCGACTCCGGCATGCAGGCAATTAACCGTTCTGCCTCGTCCCTGGTCAGCCATCGGATGCGTTTGCTGATCGGCTTTTTCGTTTTTATAACCGGGGCCGTTTTAATCCAGCCCCAGTCATTAGCCGCAGCCTTGAACAGAGATCGCATGAACGAAAGGTGCTGACTCTTTGTGGCCTGGCTTACTGGTTTCTCAACATACGGAGGCGGTTCCTTCCCCCGGCGTATAGCCGCGTCCCTGCGCGACTCCCAGACCTGAATATGCTTACGGTTGACCATCTTCGAAACAGCCTCATGAACCTGATCAGCCGTGATGGTTGAAATATCCCGGCCGGAGAAATGCCGCAAGAAATATTCTATTTTGGTTTTATCGTCATCGAGGGACCGCTTATGCTCCTTCTCGCGGATCCACCTGATGCAACATTCCTCAAACGTCCTCGTCGGCAGCTCTCCAATTTTATCAACCCGCCACGCTTCTGCCTTCAGCTTGTCGTGCAACTCCTGCGCTTGTTTCTTGTCCCCCGTACCAAGAGATCGTCTAATTCTTTTCCCTGACGGCGTAACGAAATGACAGTGCCAGACGCCGCCTCTGAGGGTGATTGACATAAAATTTCTCCTTTATGTTCACCCGCGCTCGCGGAAACAGGATCGCGCGGGTCATGTAAATACGCAATACAGGCAACGTCGGTTGTGCGGTATTTGTTCCCGATCTTCTTCCCGGCCAGCTGCCCCGAGTCGATAAGACGGTAGACAGTTCTCGGTGAGGTGATTAGTAGCTCGGCCGCCTGTCTGGCTGTCAGTGTTTTTGCCTCAACCATGCATTTCCTCCAGGCAAAAAAGAAGCCCGGCGTACCGGGCAAAAGGGATAACGTGGCAGTGCATTCGCACCCAATAGCCAGCTCATAACTGGCTATCAGTTGCGTCAGGCGAATCTGATTGTTCGGCGCTGCTTGTCGTCGCCTCGCAGTTTTTTAATCAGGTTGTATGCATCCGGAGCGCGCCATCTTTCACCAACGCACTCACGTTTCATCACCTCGACCAGATCATCCCACTGCTCAATAATCCCTTTGAAGGTTGGAACTCGTTTGGCGATAGCAGGGAAGTGATCCCGAATCTCCGGGATGGCTTCCAGTAACTTCATGCAACGCAACATATCGGATGGGTCATGCGGCGCGCCGAAATGGCTTCCGTAAAATGGCTTATCCAAACCCAAAGCAATGGATGCCATCGTCGCACTGCTAACGCCGACATCTCCTGTCGCCTGCCACTGCAAAACCTTCATTGCTAAATTTGACATAATTTCTCCTCATGCAGCGCGCCGGGCACGCAGCGATTTGATATGCTCGCTCGTCTCCAGTTCGGCGCGTATCTGTTCCGCCTCTCTGTGATCAAGGTGCTCAAAGTCATTGTTGAATCGGTCGATTGAAGCGGTGTTTATCCGGCCCTGTCGCCAGTAGCGGACTATCTGTGATGTGCAGCTGTGGATGATGACGGGCCAACCGTGCTGGTCAGCGTAAATCTGACCCCGCTGAATTAGCTGGAACATTGGCTGACTCCTGCATCATGAGGAAGACAATCATTGCGGCGCGAAGTGGGTTATCGTTAAAGCTATATGCATCGTTGGGATGAAAAGCCTCGGCCCCCCAACCGCCTCTTTTGTCCGCTTCGCTCATTGCGTAAATGCTGATTTTATTTGCGGTGATAATCGGCCAAGCATCCGCCGGGTTGTTGCATGGATCGAAGAATTCCCACTTTCCATCCCTGACAATTAGGACGCCTCTTCCCGTCAGTGAACCAATTAGTCTTGAAGCTATCTGAACCTTTCGATTAACTTCCTTATCACTCAACTTGCTGTAATCCATCACTCCTCCTTCACATACAGCGACCAACCACTGATGGCGTCAACCCATCGCTTCGTTTTTCGCCCAAGGCCATGAGTCCCCAAGCGAAGGACCGCCTCTTTCCCTGCAACATCGACAACTTTGTAGAGGAAGCCGCGTGGCGACTGCCATACCTCGCCAATCTGGAAGCGCTCACCCTTAATTACTTTTCCCGGCATCACATCCCCCTCTGCTTATTCTTCAATTCGATCACGCCCTGACACTCTGCGCACGTCTGGCAGCCGGGTACGGCAGCGCGCCGCGGCTCGGGTATTGGTTCGTCGCATTCTTCACAACGCTCAGCTGATACGGCGTTGCGGTTGAGCCGGTGAGCGGAAAGTGCTGCGTTACGCTGAAGCTCTTCAATCTCTGCTGCGGTATCGATGATGTCGGCCATGGTCAATGCTCCCGGAACTGTCGGTTAATTCGGTTGAATGTGAATGCCAGCAATAAAAGGGGCCGACTTAGCGACCCGGGGAATTTTGTTGTCATTGTTCGGCTCCAAACCGCCCGTTAAGGCGGCCAGTTTTGACGACGAACTCCAGGAGGCTAACTCCCAGAGCTTCAATTTTCTTGTGATGCTTGTTGATGATGGGAGGCACCGTTTCGTTCCAGTTTGGCTTTGGCTTCTTGCGCATGGCCTGCTGGATTTCCTCGGTGCAGCGGCGGCAGGCTGCGCGGATGGCGTTTTCATTTGCTGGCGTCATAAACCCTCCATATAAGCGCGGATGAATTCTGCCGCAGCCTGCGCGTTTATGGCGTTGCCGTAGCCTTTGAGTCGGCCTGTGCGGTTGCTGCTTGCCACTCTTGCCACCCCGGGCTCGACTCGTCCCAGGCGCGCGGCAGCCCCATTAACCAGCGGGAATGTGCCGGGTTCAACTGGACGCCATTTACCATCTCGACAAAACACCCAGTCCGCATCTCTCCAAAAACCGTTAACCTCAAGGGCCCGCATGTGTGCGCCTGGCGCGGTAGCTGGTCCAGCCTGTCCTTCCCATCCCGCTGCGCAGTCATTCCCGCCGAGTCCTTCCAGTCGCGTGAGGTTGGTGTCACCCAGCCGGTTAGCGCTGCTGCCATAGAGAACGGCATTCCGCCCTGTGCGTAGCGTTTCTCCCTCATCGCTGATTCGGTGGTTGGAGTAGGCCATCCCGTTAAAGTGACTGCCGTCTGAATGTTCATCCCACCCATTCGCCCGGACGTCCCTGCGCCGGTCGTCGATCTGGCCGTGGGCGTGGGCCACCCAATAGGCCCGCTCTCTGATGTGCGGCGCACCGACGCCCGCTGCCGCAAACGGCACAAGCCCGAAGGCGTATCCCATTCCTTCCAGGTCAGCTTGTACAAGGTCGAACCATGTGTTTGCGTTACCGCTTGCAACCTGTTCGCCAAAGACATGCTGAGGTCTGCGCTCGCTGATGAGGTGGAAGAAGTGGGGCCATAAGTGCCGCTCGTCAGCAAACCCATCTCCTTTGCCTGCCGCGCTGAAAGGCTGGCAGGGGCAGGAGCCTGTCCAGACAGGGAGATCGTCAGGCCATCCGGCGAGGCGGAGGGAATGAGACCAGACGCCGATCCCGGCGAAAAAATGGCACTGGGTAAATTCTCTGAGGTCGTCAGGTGTGACATCTTCAATACTCCGTTCGTCAACTTCGCCCGGGGCGATATGCCCGGCGGCTATGAGGTTACGCAGCCACTGAGCCGCGAATGGGTCGATCTCGTTGTAGTAGGCCGCGGGCTTCATGCTGCCTCCGTCTTCACAATGTCGATGGCGCAGCCGGGGATCAGCTCAACGGAAGCGGTGGTGCACTGGTTTCCCCAGTGGCTCCATCCTGGCGCCGCGCTGCGGCTGAATAACTCAATGCGTGGCACATCGCCATAAAGCAACTCCAGCCGGTGGCGAACTTCCCACGGCTTTTCGCTGTGTGCGCCGAGCGGGCTGTATACCACCTGCTTAATACCTGCGTGCTTTCGTTCCAGCCCGGCGCCGCGGGTGGCAATCAACAGGTCTTCTGTATTGGCCCGGGTGTGGTTGCCGCCGTTCATGCGCGTCTCGGCGTTAAGCAGATCGAGGAAGTCGTAAAAGTCGGTGAT